ACTTGGAGCGGTGGTCAGGAGTGTGGCTCCAGCAGCTCAGAGTCGTAAGCGTCCAAAACGGGGTGCTGAAACTCTTCGAATTGTCTTCGGAGAGAAAACTGGTGACGGTGCGAGTGGCGCATCGGATTCCTAACACCCGTAATATCAGAGTGCTTGCCGGCACAAGAACCATCGAGTTCAGGTAAACTCCTACCACAAACAACCACCCATTTCCGAGAATGTCAGAGCCTCCTGTGACTCCTCAACAGCTAATGGCCGCGGTTCGGTCGAAAGACCCCATGCGCGGCCTTTGCGCCTCTCGTCAGATCACCGACGAGGGGTGTGATTGGCTCAAGTCCGCTCTTGACCCGTTTCACGATCTGCAGTTGGATAGCCTTAAGGGCTACCCGGATGTAAACACGGAACCTACCGTGATCGTCAAGGTACGGCAAGCAGCAGAGATCTCAAAACCCGCCGGCTTAGCAGCTGGCGACAACTGGGATTGTCACATCGCACTATCTCCAATCGACTGGGCCAAGCCCAACGGTGTCCTCTCCGCGGGGGCTACCGGTATCATTGGGTACAACGGTGCAGCGAGGGTTCTCCCTCAGGGCATTACCGGCGCCTCAGCCAAGCCCGCCGGATATCTTGATTCTATCGGCGGCGGCTCTGCAGGCTTAGCCGTTACATCGCGCCTTGACGGACTCGTCATTAACTCGGTACCAGCAGGTCTCTCCAACGGGGGAGACATGACCTTCACGCCAGGGCATATGCCCGCGGACGCTGGAGGCGGGTATGCAGTACAGAACATCGTCCTCGACAACTTTCTCGAGTTCGACGACACCGACTTAGGTGTGTACCGCATTGTCTACTCTGGGTTTGAGGTCGTCAACACTACGGCCCAGATCTACAAGCAGGGCGCATGCACTGTTTACGAGTATGGACACTCATTCGAAACCAGTCAGGTAACCGGGCAATACGACAATGTGCCCGGTACGCCCATTACGACTGGCAACAACACGTTTGCGACCAACACTTTCCGCTGTCCGCCCAATACCATTGCGGAAGCGAAGATTATGCCAGGGGCACACACCTGGGCTGCTCAAGACGGCTGCTATTGTACTTCGAAGTTTCAGGGTGACAACCCTTTCCAAGGAGCAACTATGCGGAATTACGTCGTTCAGCAGAACCAGAACGCGGCCGGGACGGCCTCGGGCTATAACCAAACAGCAAGCCTATTTGAAATGGGTAGTTTCGTTAGCCCCGGGTTGATTGGCGACACTTGGTCGACAGTTTCCGGCCCCAGTTTGGATGGTACGAAGTCAGGGTACAACGCCGCACCCGCCGCACATTTCTCACGCATGAGCACTGCAGGAGCCTACTTTACTGGGCTTTCTCCGCAGTCAACTTTGTTCGTGACATGGCGGGTCGGCTTAGAGCGACTTCCTGCTGCCAACAAGCCCACATTTCTGGCCCTAGCTTCGCCAAGTGCAAGCTTTGACCCAAATGCTCTACTCCTCTACAACCTGATCGCGAATCATCTCCCGCCAGGCTGTCCACAGGGGTGGAATGATCTCGGAAAGTGGTTTCAAACCATTGCCGGGATCGCG